AGATATGAAGATAAAGATAAAGCAATAGCCAAATTAAAAGCAAAGTATCCTGAATTAGAAGATAAAGAACCAATAGAAATCTCTATTGATAATATTGCTCCACAAGTTAGAGATGAAGAAATAGGTTGGGATAAAGCATATATAAAAAGATATACAGAATGGGATAAAGGTAAAGGTAAGTTATGGCTACCTGATTACTATAAATTAGAAGAAGAACCTAAAGAATATATTTATAAAAACTTTTACAATTTTAACGACCGTGAGATACTTGAAGTAACCGAGCAGAGAGAAACCGAAGCTCAAGAACAAGCCGCGTCCCAGCAAGCAACTATGGGTGGAGCTCCAGGAGGACCACCAGCAGCAGGACCAGCACCCGGAGCAGGAGCACCAGCACCTTCACCCGCACCTTCACCAGCACCTTCACCGGCACCTTCACCAGGACCCGCTCAAGGTGGTGGACCAGGAGGATTAGGAGGCGTCCCTAAAGAGACTCCACGATAATTATCACAAAGAGTGCCTTTTAAGGCTCTATATAAAAACAGAACCAATTTAGTACAATGAATTTAAAAAATCTTTTCAATAATCGTAACAAAAATTTCGCTCGTTTAAACGAAGCAGGTGATTATCTAGGACGTCGTCTGCGAGAGAATTTAGTTATTTACGATATAGATGACTCCAATAATGAAGTTACTTTTGTAACAGAGTCTAACCACCTAGTATCTTGTAATTACCAAGAAACAAAAGGTAAGCTAACTTTAGAAAACTTCGAAGTTAATAACTTAGATAAGGTTATGTCTGATGAAGCGGTTGACAACCAGGTCCAGAGCGATGTCCACAGGTTTGTAGAGAGTATCGTAGAAGACCGTTATGACCGTGCAGAAGCTTCGTTTGATACAATACTAGAAAGTTTCAAAAGCAGAGCAAACATAGAAGAGTCTCGCAAAAGATTGCAGAAAAAAGTAGCTCGCTTCGGTGAAGTTTATAACATTAAGGAAACTAAATCATTTAGAAAATTTGAAGAGAGCGTTCCTATGCTTCAAAAATTCTTATCAGAGAACGTTGAAGCTCTTAAAGAAAATAGCAAGCTTATCGAAGGATTACGTTTATCTAAAGTTGTTGGAGATACTTACGACTTACCAAAACTTGTAATCGAAGATTTAAAAAATGAGTTTATTGTCGTTCCTAGCAACACACATAAAACTCTATACGAAATGGTTTGTGAAAAAGAGTTAGTTCGCAAAGAATTGATGGAAGCTAAAGAATCGTTCTCACGTATGTGGGCGCGTAACGGTCAAATATCCAAATTAGCTTCTCACATCTACTCTAACGATTCCACTATCAAGAGAGCTTTACAAGAAGCGGTAGCAGATGTTCCTTACATCGCTCTTTCTAATAAAATTGACTTGTCTACAGTAATGGAACACGTATTCCAAATAACAAACCCAGGCACTATATCTCAAAAAGATATACGCGAGTTTGTAGCTAAACTTTACGAGTTCAAAAAACCGCTCAAAACTAAAGTTATTACAGCTCTTAATGAGAAGTACGGTGTAAATGTTCAAAGCCTTCGCTTTATCCCTTCTTTCAAAGGATTGGCGGAAGTTCAAGGCGAAGTATTCTCCATGATAGCTGAGTCTTGTGAAGAAGGTATTTTGGCTGACGTTCTTAATGAGTTCGCGTCGTGCATGAGCCGTAAGGGTGGTGTACAAGTTCTAGATATCGCCCACACCCTTTCTAATGTTATGGAAGAAGCTAACTTTACTGTCGTTGACATTGAAGAAGACTTTCAAATGAAAAACCTAGCTGCTTATCTAAAGCACAATCTTTCAGAAGCGCAATACTACGGTGATGATGACGCCATGTCTAACTCAGGTGGTAACGCTGGCGAAGGTGAGGATGATGACAGCGAAGACGTCAAGAAGAAAAAGAAAAAGAAAGATAAAGACTGGGGTGGTAACAAAGGCGATATAAAAGCTGCTGACCGCAAAAAAGATGATGACAGTAAAATGAAAGCTGATGAAAAAGGAGATGTCGATTACAATACTAACGACCTTCCTGGAGACAAAGCTAAGAAAGGTAAAGTCGTCAAAGAAGAAGCCGACGAAGGAGAGAACGAAGAAGGTTCTCCAACAACCGAAGGCAAGGATAAGAAAAAATTAACTAAAGGTCAAAAGAAACTTGACGTCGATAAAGATGGCAAGATTGAAGGTGAAGACTTAGCTAAACTACGTAAAGAATCTGTAGAAGCTGTAGCCGAACCAGAAACGGAAGAAGAGCCTACTGACGAGGAGAACGACGCTGAAGCTGCTGAAGCTCAAGATGTCCAAACTGGTGAAGTAGCTGCTAACTCCGAATGGAGAGATATGGTTGCTTCTTTAGAAAATATTACTAAAGAAATTGACCTAGACTTTGCCGATGAAACGGAAGAGGAAATGTCTCAAGACCAAGACGCGGAAGAAGAAGGACCTACTCAACCAGGTAGCCCTGCTTAGTCCAGTTAATTACATTATCTACAAAGCTAGACCGCAAGACAAGGAGCTCAGATATTAAGTTATCGAGCTCCTTAATTGTTTGCTCGTTAACCGTGGTTTGAGGGCTTTTCATTTTAGCTAACGTTTGTTCCATAATGGTAATACGTTCAAGTGCAACCGGCGTTAACTGGTTTAATTTTTTTTCTTCTTCTTGTTTATTTTTCATTGTTAATCTCCAATCCTAAGGATTCATAGGACTTAATTCTTTCTTTGGCGTGTTTCTCCAAGTATGGAGCTCTATCAAAGAAATCATAAATAAATACTCTCTTCTTAGATTTATGTATACGTAGCGCTCTTCCTAGAGCCTGTAACGTAGCAATTTCAGATTTCAGTCCCCGTGCATTTACGAGATGTGTAATCTCAGGAATATCAATACCTGTTTGCATAATAGTCGTTCCAATCAAAACACTATGCTCACTATTTTTAAAATTATCGATTGTTTTTTGTCTTACCGACAAATCATCTTTCCCTTCTAATTTAAAAGAGTTAGGAATACTCTCATGTAGAAGTTCCGCGTGTTTTAAATCTTTTACGATGATTAAGGTTCTTGATGGTTTTTCTTGTATTTTTTTTACAAGCTCTGTAATCATTTCATTACGTAATTCGTTTTCGGTAATAAACTTTTCATAAACTTCTCTGTAGGAAAGTTCTGTATCTTCTACTGTCCCTGTATCCTTGACAGGGATTATCTGAATAAGAGGTTTGGTTAAAAACCCGTCATCGATAAGACCTAAGGCGTCTACGTCTTTTATAACCTTTCCGAGACCTGAAATAAGATTTAAACGGCTCATAGGGTCTTTAGGAACCGTAGCCGTCATACCAATCCTGTATGTGGCGTTAGGGAAAGACTTAATTACTTTGGTAGCGACTTTTCCTTTGGCAAATTCATGTACCTCGTCAAAGATAATAAACTCTGAGGTTTTTAAATGAGTATCAATTACCTTATCAATCGATTGGACTGTGCATAAGGTAATAGGTTTAATAATTACTCCATCCCCGAAAGCCATTCCCACATCAAACCCCCATTTCTTGAGGTCATCGTAAGTTTGTTTCAGCAACTGCTTCTTTGTAAAGAATATAAGACCTGTTTTCTCTTTTAATGCTTTGAGGATACCCCCTAAAACCAAAGTCTTACCTGCTCCTGTGGGGGCTTGTAGAATACAACCTTTTTCTGACAGTGCTTGGCGTACTAAGGATTCTTGATAGTCTCTTAACGTTATTCCAGGTAAAGAGATGTCATCTAGATGAGGACAATCGCGTAAATCTTCGATTTCGTAGTCCATCCCTAAATAAGTGAGGTCTTCGGTAATATATGAAAGAAGACCAGTCCCAAACCTACCTGTTTTGTCGGAAAAGAAATATTTCTCACCATTCCACCCGCGTCGTTTATACGCAGCAGAATAGTTATAACCAGGGACTTTCGCGCTGTATTTTTTCTTCAAAGTAGATAACAGTTTCTTGTTGTCCGTCTTTAAGAAAGATTCATTATTTTTTACAATAATTTTAAGCATCACACTATTATAGTATAATAGTACCAAACTATTAAAATATTATGTCTAAACCAGAAAAAGAAAAATCCCTTATTGAACTCGCTCGCGAGCATATGGAGTCAGCAGGAGCTACTCCTGAGCAAGGAGTAAGCGTTCCAGACGCACCTGTCACTTCTCAACCCAAAGAGAAGACGGTAG